ATGACAAAGGTTATACATGTGCATTTGATACACGGGCGGAAGAACTACTACTTCGGCTCAATATCGGCGATTTATACGGTTTTGACAGAGGATGAGGTGGGTATAAAGAAAAGCTCGCTGCTACACGCCGGACTGGCTGACGGAGGTGTTATACTCAATAAAAAGGCTATGATCCGGCAGGGAGAGCTGATAAGAGGACCCAGAGCGGACAAAGAGAAGGAATAAGGATGGCTTAAACGGCTAAAACGCTGATATAACGGCATTTGAACGGCTTGAACACTGATTTGAACAGTGGTCAAGCCGTTTTTGTGTTTTGGAGGCTATTGAGATTGGTGAAAATGGGCGTTTTTCGGGGTTGGGTGTGCAGTTGGGTGTGCGTTTGGGTGTGCATGGAAAAACGAAATGTTCAGAGAGGGTGTGCATTTGGGTATTCACTTTTAACATGGAAAACAAGTGATTGACCCCCTATATAACTCCGAATAAATTGTGATTGATGTCATTTTCGGGCGTTTAGGGGGTGGGGATAATCCCACGTTTTGATATGTTATAAACCTTTGCGGAATGTCGGGAACGCCCTGTTTATCGGGGTTTTGGCTGCTTTGCTACCCTATTATACCTATGTATGTGCGTGCGCGACACGTTTTGCGGTGTGTTGCGTGTGCGTAATGCGTGTGACGTGAGCATCAGACGAGGCGGACGAGTCCAACGATGGTGCTCAGGCTGCGTATGTCGTCGCGTGGGAGGAGGAAAGGGTGATGGACGCTGCTGTTTTCCGACACACAGAGAATGCTGTCCGCATGATCTAAACTTTCCTGCACACGTTTAACGATGACTCCCTGGCTTGTCTCAAGTACATAGATAGTACCCCACTGGAAGAAGCGGATGTCTGTGATTTTGCGACAAGCGAGGAGGTCGCCACTATAATAGAGCGGCACCATGGAGTCGCCAGATACCCGGATAAGGAAGTTTGCCCCTTTGTTCTCGAACTCTGGTATGACATAGCGCTCGCAGTCCTCCAGACGTACCCCACCGCCACTTTCGGCAGGGAAACCGGCGACTGCATCGAGCGGTATAAGTGGGATGCCCTCGCTGCTGCCATGGGGAACTTGGCGGGCTATCTCAACAGTGTGCTTAGAAGTCGGCGCATTATTATTTTCTGTTTCCTGAAGCATTGCTCCCTCACCAGTGAGCAGCCATGAGGGATCAATATATCTACACTTTGCGTATATAAGTTCAGCATCAAACGTATTACGAGCAATCCATGCACTTATTGTTTGGGCAGATACGCCCAAAAGCTTTGCAAATTGGGCTTTATTGCCTTTTGTATAATGCCTTATCAGCCCCTCTAACATCTTTGTCTTATCCATAATCTGCATACAAATCTACATTTTGTGGATAAAAATATCCCCAAAAGTTTTGTTAGTATCTACATTTTGTTTATCTTTGCAGCGTGTTTAAGATTAAACGCGCGGCCAAAGATAGTGAAAAAGGCCGAGAATAACGAATTTTTGCAATTAAAATAAGGAGTATGTTTATATTGAATTTATTACAAAATGGTCACGACTGGGAAAAAATGAACCAAGTTGGACAGAAAAACCGTAGGGGAATCTACGATGAATTTAGGTGTAAGCACTGTGGGCTTAAAGGCAAAAGTTATACTCTCGGCTTGTTGGAGATAGCTGAGCGCGACAGGAAGAAAGCGGCTATGTGTAAAGGGGCTCGAAAGTTTGCTAAAAGTTATGTGAAGGTGATTCGATGCGAGGCTTGTGGTAAAGCTTTCGCGAATTTGACCCCTGGTAGTATTCACAAGGTTGTTCCATCCCCAGATGGTGAAAAGAGTAGCCGGGGTGAATGGGTCATGGGTGTAGGAGAACCGGTATTGTTATTGTTCGGTGAATTTAGCTATACGGATGAGATAAACGAGGTAAAATGATTGCAGGATAACACGGAGACCCTGCGTGCTGCACTGGATAGTCAGCCGCCGCACTGGATAGTCGGCAGGGGCGGCCTCGGATGACGGCGGGAAAGACCGCAGGAGTGGCAGGTTTGCCATGCGCTGGATAGCCATGTGGGGTTCGACTCCCCTACACTCCACGAACAAAAATAATAACGAACTAAAAACAGAGGACAATGAAAAGAGTTATAACAGTAACCCGCTCCCAGCGGGAATTTTTGGCAAAGGCCTTCGGCGTGACGAAGGAGATGGTGAGCTACGCATTGAATTTTCACCCGGTGAAGGGTCAGAGCGACCTGGCAAAGAAGATACGCAGCCTTGCTGTTCAGCGTGGCGGTTTTGAGTTGGTGACGGCTCCTACGAGCGAGGTGGTGCATGACGCAGACAACATGATGCGCCAGCACTTCGAGAACGGCTGGATGTGGGAAGGCGACAAGAACACGGGCGTACTGGAGTTGAAGGACGAGAAAGGCGACGTGGTGGAACGCATCGAGAACGCCGGGTTTACAGACATCAAGACCGTGCAGGAGAAGGTGGAAGCCATGTGCTGCGCCACTATGTAAGGAGAGAACCGCAAGAAGGAAAACAAAGATAAAAGGAAATGGAGTACTACAACAAGATATTGTGCGTGACGTTTGCCGAGCTGACGGGCGGCAGAGACCCCGTGATGAAGGCGAACACGCTGAAATGCAACGTGCAACGCAGCAACATAGCGTGTGCACGTCGTGGCGGCGGCGAGGGGACTCAGGCACTGTATGTGTGGAGCAGTATTCCGGAGAAGTACAGACGGCGGTTTGTGGCGACATACGGCGACCCAGAAGAAAAGATGCGAGAGGCTATGACAAAGGCAAGCATAAAGATAGATGCGAAGGCGCGTGAGTATTACGAAGCCTACACCTATATGGACAAGGACGGGCAGGAACGCCACCTGACGGAGAAGATGATAGAGGAATATACCATCAACGCCTCGGTGCTTGGCGAGCTGGAGAAGATGGCTGCAAGACGCCAGGCCATCCGCAGCAGCTTGAACGCTCCGATGTCGGGTGCGTGGGACTTGATACTTGACAGTTCGGAACGTATGCGCGAGAGCTACGGCCACACGCTCCCGGGCACATTGGCGCGACTGAAGACGCGACTGAAGGCTTGGAAGGCCGATGGCTACCAGAGCGTGGTGAGCGGCAAGCTGGGCAACTCTTCGGCACTGAAGATAACCGGTGACTTTCTGAAACTGATTGTGGCTTTGAAACGCAGCAAGGTGCCGGTGTACACCGACGCGCAGCTGTTTGAGAAGGCAAACGAGATAGCCGAGGAAAGAGGCTGGAAGCCGATAAGAAGCCTAAGCGGTATGAAGAAATGGCTGAACAGCCCGTCGGTTGAGCCTTTATGGTATGACGCCGTATATGGTGAGCAGGCAGCCCGTCAGCGTTACGGCAGAAAGCACAAGACGGCACTTCCGACACGCAGGGACACGCTATGGTATGGTGACGGCACGAAGCTGAACCTTTACTATAGGGACGAGCAGGGCAAGGTGCGGACGACCCAGGTGTATGAAGTGATCGACGCAATGAGCGAGGTGCTATTAGGCTACTGCATTAGCGACACAGAGGACTATGAGGCCCAATACCACGCCTACCGCATGGCAATCCAGAAGAGCGGACACAAGCCTTATGAGATTGTTTATGACAACCAGGGCGGCCACAAGAAGCTGGACTCTGACGGTTTTATCGGGAAGATTTGCCGCGTACACAGACCGACACAGCCCTACAACGGTGAGTCGAAGACGATAGAGAGCGTGTTCGGACGGTTTCAGGCTCAGGTGCTGCACAAGGACTGGCGCTTCACGGGTCAGAACGTGACGGCGAAGAAGACGTCGAGCCGCCCGAACGTTGAGTTTATCGAAGCCAACAAGGACAGTCTGTACACTCTGGAGGAGCTGAAAGATGCCTATGCCGCAGCCCGGAAGGAATGGAACGAGGGTGTGCACCCTGCCACCGGCGAGCGTAGGATAGACATGTATGAGAAGAGCGTGAACGAGGAAACCCAGGAAGTGACGCTGCACGACATGGTGGACATGTTCTGGGTGTTTACGAAACGCATGGCGACGTTCACGGACCAGGGTCTGCAGGTGACGATCAAAGGCGAGAAGCGCCAGTACGAAGTGTGCTCTTCGCCCGGCGTACCCGACCACGAGTGGCGAAGGAAGCACACCTACGAGCGTTTCATCGTGGCTTACGACCCTTACGACTTTGCAAGCATCAGACTCTATACAAAAGGTACAGACGGCTCGCTGCGCTTTGAGCGGACGGCAGAACCCTACATACTTATACACCGCGCCCTGCAAGACCAGCAGGGGACGGACGATGCGAAGTTTATCCGTCAGGAGCAGGAAGCCAACCTTCAGGACCGCATAGAGCGGACGGTGGCCGGCCGGACGATAGCCGCCGAGCATGGCACGGACGCGGAGCAGCAGGGTCTGCACAGTCCGAAGCTGAAGGGCACGACGGCAGCCGTGCAGCGGCAGATAGACCACCGCATGGAGCGTTACTCGCAGCCGCCTGAGCAGTACCAGCTGGGACGACACACGAAATCGCTGAGCCTTGATGACTGGCTGGACGTGATGGAGGGTGGTGATAATGGCGACACGCCGAGAATACCGCTTCCGATGGAGAAAAAGATTGCATCAAAACTGTAGAATCAATAAAAACAAACGATATGAACGAGAAACAGAAAGAACAGATACGCGAGGCCCTGCGCCTCTATGTGATGAAATATCCGAGCCAAAACAAGGCAGCAGCCAGTCTGGACGGTACGAGTGCGGGCACGGTAAGCTCGGTGCTGAGCGGCAAGTGGGAGAACATCAGCGACGACATGTGGCGAAAGATAGCCTCGCAGGTGGGAACCGCCACTCCTGGTGCCTGGCAGATGGTGGAGACCACGGCAGCAAAGGAGATGGCCTATGCGATGACTGACGCCCAGGAATGGAAGAACGTGACCTGGGTGGTGGGCGAAGCCGGATGCGGCAAGACCACGGCAGCGCGGCTTTACGAGCGTGAGCACAGCGGTGCCTACTATATTTTGTGCTCGGAAGACATGAAGCGCAGCGACTTTATCCGCGACATTGCGAAGAAGATAGGTCTGAGGACTGACGGCATGACGATAAGAGACATGCTTGACGCAATCATCGGTGCGCTGATACAGACGCAGAGTCCGGTGCTGCTGTTCGATGAAGCTGACAAGCTGACGGAAAGGGTGTTCCACTACTTCATAGACCTGTATAACAGGCTTGAGGACAAATGCGGCATCGTGTTTTTCTCGACCTCGTATATCAAGCGCAGGATGAAGATGGGACTGCGTTATGACAAGAAAGGCTATAACGAGATACACTCCAGGATAGGACGCAAGTTCTTCGAGCTGGAGCAGACAAGTCCGAACGACGTTTATGCGATCTGCGTGGCGAACGGACTGACCGACCGCAAGAAGATAGCGGAGGTGGTGAAGGACGCTGAGCAGTATGACTTCGACCTGCGGAGGGTGAAGAAAGGTGTACACAGAGTGAAGCAGATGGGCGTTTGAACGGTGTTCAAATAACATTCAAACGATATGAAAAGAGCGATAAGCGTGAGCGAGCTGCTTGCGACGAGGTATGACACGTATAAGCTGAGCGATGAATGGAAGGCTGCCTTCGGCGAGCCAGAGCGGAACGGCGTATGGTTTGTCTGGGGGCGTAGCGGAAGCGGCAAGACGAGTTTTGTGCTGAAGCTTTGCAAGGAGCTATGCCGATTCGGGAGAGTGGCTTATGACAGTCTGGAGGAGGGTTCGAGTCTGACGATGAAGAATGCCTTTATTAGAGCTGGTATGCAAGATGTGGCGCGGAGGATGGTGCTTCTTGACGGTGAGAGCATGGAAGAGCTTGACAAGCGTCTGTCGAAGCGCAAGAGTCCGGACACGGTGATCATCGACTCGTTTCAGTATACGAGAATGAGCTTTGAGGACTATTTGGCTTTCAAGGCTCGGCATCCGAACAAGCTGCTTGTGATAATAAGCCAGGCAAGCGGCACGAAGCCGAAGGGTCGTACAGCAGAGAGCGTGATGTATGATGCAACGCTTAAGATATGGGTGGAGGGCTATCGTGCATTCTCGAAGGGCAGATTTTTCGGTGACAAGGGTTATTACACGATATGGGCAGAAAGAGCCGAGGAATACTGGAGTAAAGATATAAAACAATGAGTAAGGACATGAACGACTACCGGCAGGGTGACACGATATACATCCTGCTGAAGAAGATCCAGGCGGAGAGCGTGATGAACGAATGGCTGGAGGGTAACTGGCAATGTGACCTGACGGCACACCGCAGCCAGAAGAACAAAGGTTGTGTGGTGCTGGAAACTACCGACCTGATGTTTGCGGCACGGATTATCCAGTGGCACACTTATGAGAAAGTAACATATAAACGCGAGAAACAATGAGCAGTAAGCATCGAATGATATGGCTGACGCCACCAGTTTACGGCAGCAAGGAAGAACGGATTGAGAGCCGAGGATATACTTGCGAATACTGTCATGGTCAGGGCGGTTTTTTAGGCGACCGGAGCAGCCCGAACGACAGCGAATGGAAGATTTGCCCCGTATGTGAGGGCAGCGGCAAGATGGACGCCGAAGTGACCATCAAGTGGAAACCCAACAAACGAGAAAATGACAAACAAAGAACCCATAAATATTGACACAATGAAAGTTTTAGACGAGTTGAAAGCGTGGCTGAACGCAGAGCGCAAGGCCCGCAACGAGAAAAAGGCTGCGAAGAAAGCAGCAGCTTTGGTTAGAGAGAGCGAAGCGATAGTTCAGGCACGCGAGTTCAGCGGTGAGGTGTACATTTGTTTTAACAATGTGCCGTTGCTTCCTGCTGACGGCTTGACATGGGAGGTTCCTACGGCACTTGCCGTGGCGAGAGAGGCGTGGCTGAAATGGAAAGAAAAGGAGGCAGAGCATGAACCACGTCGATAACTACGGGAAGTTCTACAAGCTGCTGAAGCTGCTTCCCGGCGCAGACAAGGAGACCTTGGTGCGGCAGTTTACCAACGAGAGAACCGAGCACTTGCGGCAGATGACCGACAAGGAGTATGAGCTTATGTGCAAGGAAATGGAGCGTGTGGCGGGCTACGACGAACGTCGTGCCGCTCTGCTGAAGGCGAAGCGCAAGGCTCGTAGCGGCGTGCTGCACCAGATGCAGCTGTGGGGTGTGAACACGGCAGACTGGAAAGCCGTGGACCGCTTCTGCGAGGACAAACGTATAGCGGGCAAGGCATTCCGCTTCCTAGACACAGAAGAGCTGAGCATCCTCAACACTAAGTTGCGTACAATGAATCGTAAGAAAGATAACTAAAAAAAACAATTATGACCACAAAAGAAAAAATGGAACAGATGTTCGGCTGGCTTGGCAGAACAGAGAAATGCGAGTTTATTTCGAGTAATATTGAGTATGCGAGTATGCATGCAATAGTAGAGCGTGCAAAACCTTACATCTTTGACTTGCTTGATGAGTGTGATTTTGACATGATAAAAGATTATGTTGAAAGCCGAGAGGAAAAATAAAAACAATTAAAAACAGTAAGACAATGGAAACAAAGAACGAAACAGTGGACCCCTTGAAGGGTATGACGAAGGAGCAGCGTGCCGAACTGTTAGCACGGCTGCAGACCGAGGTAAAGAACGACCGCATGGCGAAGCGCGAGAGCTACGAGGCGCTGCGTGGGCAGTTTATGCATGACGTGCTGGGCAGAGTGGAGAACTTGGAGAGTGAGGTTTCGGGCTTCAAGAAATGGCTTGACGACGAGGTGACAGCTTTCACGAAACTCATGCGCGAGTATGGCGCTGTGAAGAACGAGAGCCAGCAGAGCTACACGATCACTGACGGGGACTTCAAACTTGAGGTGAAGTTTAACAAGGTGAAGGGTTTTGACGAGCGTGCAGACCTTGCAGCCGAGCGCCTTGTGGACTATCTGAAGCGCTACATGGAGGCGAGCGAGAAGGGTGTGGAGGACCCGATGTACCAGATGGCGATGACGCTTCTGGAGCGCAACAAGACGGGCGACCTGGACTACAAGAGCATCTCGAAGCTTTATGAGCTGGAGGACCGCTTTGACGAGGAGTATGCAGAAATCATGCGTCTGTTCAAGGAAGCCAATGTGGTGCAGGCCACGGCGACGAACTACTACTTCTCTAAGCGCAATCCGGAGAACGGTGTGTGGAGCCGCATAGAGCCGAGCTTCTGCCGATTGTGATGATGTGCTGGGTCTTTTTGAGCCTTTCTGAGCCTTTGGAGGGCGCAAGATGAATAAAGCCACCTAAATATGAGCGATTTAGGTGGCTTTTTGCTTGCGGTTTAAGGGAAAAAGTTTATTTTTGCAGACTATGAAAAAAGGAAGGAATAAAGAGCTGATAAAGCTGAGGGACGAGGCTCTGTACCGCCGTTACTATTACTGGACGGAGGTGCAGCGCCTACGTTTTGATGATGCCCTGAAGCTTCTTTCAGAACGTGAGTTCTTTATTTCGGAAGAGCGCATCATGAGCATCATCAGACGCAAATGCAGGGAGGGCGGTACGGTAAACGTGAAGCCCCTGCCGAAGGTGAAAGTTCCTCGGCTTACCGCGAGCCAGCTGGAGCTATTCCCGACGCTGTGAGAGAAGAGCAGACTCGTCGTGGATGGTGAACGAAAAGATGTACTCATAGACCTTTATGCCACCGGGCATAGAATAGAAACGCGACTTTGTGCGTATCATCGGCGACATATATCCGAATGGGCGGAAACACTGCAATGCGGTGTAGAGGCTGTTTGCCATTTGCAAACGCTCTGCCACCTTTGACTCGGTTCCCGATCCGTAGTGCGTGTCGTCATAGCAATCGACGGCGAGACGTACAGAGAACTGCACCTGCCCCTTCTGGGCTCCCATGCCGACATTAGTCCAATCGGCTTCGAGATTGCCGATGAGGACGCACGGAAAGGTGACCGGGTAGGCATCTTCCTCAATGCCAGCCTCCAACTGACCACAGTCTTCGTCAACGAGTGAGAGACCGGTCATTTTGTTAGTGATGAGTTCGATAATGAGTTTGAACAATTCTTCCATAATGATTTTATTTTTCTGAGTTTAATATCTTGATAATTTCCTGTTTTGTGCGTTCGTGTATCATGTCCTGCAGCTCTCGGCTATCTCCGAGGAACTGTCGCTGTGGGATATGTACGGAGAGTTTCTTCTTTTTTGTGAGAGCGAGGGCACGCCACTTCTGTGCACGTGGATTTGCAGCAGCCTCGTCGGTACGCTTCTTTTTGCTTTTCTTGGAGGCGTTTCGCTTGATGCCCGCCTCGCGATAGAACATGGCCCATGCAAAGCGTCGCATCTTAGGTGTGACAGAGGGGTGGAGTGTTCCTCCCCAGTTGTGTATGGGAGCATATAGCAGGTCGTTTGCCACCTTGACGCGATAGTCTGACGGCGTGTACTTTATGGACGCGAACAGATGGTTGCGTGAGGAAAGGAGCGGTCCATAGCGCGATGCTGCCGTCTTGCCTCCTGCGAGCTGTCTCCCGGTAGTTTGCCAATGGTGGACCCCACCATTGACAAAGGCACTGATGCGGAAACTGTTCTGAAAGAAGTCCTTTGCCATGCGCCCTGCAATGACGGGGAGGCGCCTTCGCATAAGATGGTCGATTTGCTTGCTATGCGATTTTAGTTGTTTTGAGAAATCCTTTAGTTCCATACCATTGGGAATAAGACGTAAAACATGAGTGCTGCGATGATGCCGCCGAGAACGGTGCAGAGCCAGTCAGCCCAGTCCCAGAGGTTGTCGTATAGACGGTCTTTGAGTTCGAGGCACGATGCAGCGACTGCTGCGGCATATATGGCAGCATAGAAAGAACCGGCAAGTGTGGCGACGATGAAGCCGCCGATGAAGTGCTTGTATCGGTTGGATGCTGCGAAAAAAGAAAAAATTTTGTTCATAACGTTTGTTTATTAAATTATTATTGTTATCTTTGCGGCAAAAGTGATAATAACGATGATGGCAGCAGGTAGCCGAGCGGTCTTCGGAGCGCATATCGTAGGTTCGATTCCTACCGTTATTATCACCTTATTTTTATATATTTATCTTCATCCAAATTATATTGTTGTGTTACACCTGCTGTGATGAATGCGTTTGCCGTGAATTTTGTACCATTGGCTTTTATTTTATAGTTTGGCTCGACCACGAACTTTTGCACCTTGCCGTTCTGCTTTGTGGCAAAGATGATGTTAGCCTTCTCCGTGTCGAAGTACATGCTGCATGCTGCTATGTTTTCGACAAAGAACTTCAACTCGTCAGGACTTACCGATTTTCCGTTATTCTTCTTGAAATCTCGCAAGGCATGAAGTATTCTTTGGTCAGAAAGGAAAATGTCCCTTGACACCAACTCAACCCCCTGCTGCTTGATTTTTGCGACTTCACGATCACTGAACGAATAGAAGCTACAAGCCGTTTTTCTGGCTATCATATCCTTTGCGACATTATCGACAAGCGACTTTGCCGTGGCGACTCCAGGCTGCTGTATGGCACGATTTATTTTGCTACAGTTGTAGCAATGTTTCTCCTCATTCCGAAAGACCTTCATCAATCTATTTTTCATGCCCTTGTTGAAAGGACACGAGCTGCAGGATCTGGGGAAGTACGGATGCGACTGTGAGAACGTGGCCTTGTCGGTGCCAGGATTGGAATCGAGTCCGGGCTGCGGGTTGCTTGCCTTGTCGGAAGAAGGCGCAGCAGTGCATGGTTCGTCGGTGGATGTAAGCGAGCACTTGCAGTTCCATCGGTCGCCCGGTCGGTGTTCGTTCCAGAACGGGTCGTTGATGGGTCGGACCGTGTTCCAAAAGAGCTGATGATCGGCGCCCGGATTGGGCGATGTGGATGGCATCCATTTGAGGTTGGGCAGTACGTCTGCCTCCCGTAGGAACTGTTGCCAGTCGGCTGCCTGGTGTGCCCGAATAACCGCCGTGTCGTATTCGGTGCGCAGCCATGCCCCACACTGATGCGAGGCGATGGGCAGAACATCGTTTGCCCACTGATTGAACGGCTTTAAATCGCCGTTTGAATCGGAGAGAAGTCTTGCCATATCAGATTGCATACGGTGGACCTTGAAGGCAGAGAAGACCTCGTTGGAATGGCGTAGCGCCTGACGGAAGTCGTCATCCAGGTCGGGCACATCGGCTGCAGCCATGCCCTGGGCTGTAGCCTGATTGAAACTGCGTAGGATGGCACGGAACAGTTCGGGCGAAAGGTCGGTGGGAGACTGGGCCTTGCCCCAACGGTAGATGTCGTGGAGAATCTGCGCGATGAAGTCGTCTGAGAATTCCATGGACGCAGCCACATCATCGGCCTTGGCCTGGTAGAGATTGTTGACTACCACTCTAAATCCGCCCCGCCCGGTTGCGGGGCTTTTGCGAAAAAAGAGCGCAGCCAGTTTTTGAAAGACTTTTTTTGTTTTGGCGACGGTTCGGAGTTCTTTTTGTCGTCGCTGTTTTCGGGTTCGTCATCATCATCGGCAGGGAGCTGCTGATTGGCAATGGAGGCAAGTGCCTCCATTTTTTGTTGCTGTTCGGCTTTCAGCTTGTCGTAGTCGGCAGGTTTTTCGACACCGAACTCCTCATAGAGATAGTCGTCGGAGACAGGCAGCTGAAAGTTGGTGCGCAGCTGCGTGAGTATGTTCATCTTTGTGGAAGGGTCGATGTCCTTCTGCTCGGGGAAACAGAACTCTCCGCCAAAGGTATTGATGCCCATGCGCTGGAATATGTCCGTCATGTCGTAATTGAGCACATCGAGGATGTATCGTCTGTCGGCCTGCGCCACTCGGTCCTCCACCTTCTTATGTACCGTGCCGAGCGCTTGCGTTCCGTTTTCTGAGGACTCGGTGGTGAGCGTGTTTCCGAGTATGAGCTTTGAAATCTCGTTGTTGCAGCGCTCACAGAATCTCTCGTAGACATCTGCCGACCCCGTCTTGTTGCCCGCCTCAACGAGGTTTAGCGTGGTGTCCTTGCCATGCACGAAAACTGCGAGCGAGCTGGCATTGTATGCATCGTCGATGGCTCGCTGTCGTGAGTCCTCGTCATCAGTCTCGTAAGTGTACTCCTGAATGGGCATGCCAAAGACCTCGGAGAACTGTGACCAGTCGCCCGTGGTGTTGCGCTTGTATATGACCCATGGTGCAGCCTTGGCGAGGAGTCCGAGGTCAGAAGGCGATCCGATGAAAAGCAGGTCGGGGTATTCGTCCCATGAGGTGCCGGTGATGTCGGTCTGGTGTCGCAGTATGAGTCGGCGCACAGGGTCGGCGTGCTTTCTTGGGATGAGGTCGTAATCGACCCACTCCCCCTGGCGATAGAACTGGCAGAGGGAAAAGCCCCACATCTTGGCATCTATAATGTCGGTGACGAGTCGTGAGAACCATGGTGACTTAATCTGCTCATTGACCGCCTCGTCGGGCTTGCCGTCTCTCCAGAACTCGATGTCGGCACAGAGTACTGCATTGCGTCGCTTCTCGATGACGCACGAGAGGTGTGTGTCCATGAGTATGTCAGAGTAAAGGTCGTAGAGTTTGTATCGTCGCGAGAAATCGACATCCTCAGCCGCCCTGACAGCCGAAGTGAAGTCTGCGATGTCGATTCCGAAGCGCTTTGGCTGCGTGAGCACAATGACATTGGGGTGCTGCTGTCCCTGCTGGGGAATGTTTCCGCCAATGGTGATTTTGCCCTTTGGGGCTTTGCTATACTTTCGTTTTGTCATAATCAAAATTTTTAATTGTCAGTTACCAGTGATTGACCCGTTTGGGGTTGCTTTTCAAGCGGAATGGCGCATGTGCTGCACGCACCTCCTCGGGCAGGAGCGGTGCCCCCTCGATGGAGATGTCCTCTGCAGCGACCGCCTTCATCCACTCGACTGCCCGGTCGTAGCGGTCCTTGCGCAGCTGCGAAAGCTTCTGCGGGTTGTGAATACAGAAGATGTGGTATACGGCGATGTCTATGACCATCATGAGTACGAGCTGGAGTCGGTCGGACCCAGTGGCCGCGAAAATACGGTCGCAGTCGTATCGTTTGGAGAGATAGCACCTCATTTCGGCGATGGCCCGATCCTCACAAATCTCGATGACCGATTCGTCGGCTCTGGTGAGCGCATCGAGAATCTCTCGGTGAATGGAGGCATCGTAGTCGGAAAGTTGTACGAATTGGCTCATATATACATTGTTTAGAATTTATAATCTTCGTTTGTTGCGTGTGCGTATGTCGGCACGCGAGCGTGTGACCGGTGGTTCTGCCCTGTGCTGAATTTCGTCGATGATGCGATTGCCGCCCTCAACGGCATCAGGACCGTCGGCCGGATAGCGTAGTGAGAGGGTGAAGAGCGTGAACTGGTCGAGGAGTTCCTTCATGTGGGGATTGTCGCGTTCCGCCTCGTTGAGTATGAGATTACCGGCACGGTTCATCGGTTCCAGATTGGCCTCGATGCGTGTTGCCTTGTCGGTTTTCTTCTCCTCGTCTCCTCGTATGTAGAGCTGTACGCCCTGCTCGCGTCGCACCTTGGCGACGAGGGGCTTAAATACCTGCTGAAAGAACGGGTCCTGAAGTTTGTTGTTCTCCATGTAGCAATAGACCGGAGCACGACCTCCGACAAATGCGAGCAGCTGCACATACCAGTCGATGAACTCGGCATTGAGCGCCTGAGCCAAAAACGTCTTTATGACGTACAGCTTGCCGGAGAGCTTGCCGAGGAGTGAGACCGTCTTGAACGACTTGCCTTTTTTGCCCTTGCCTTCGCCCGGAGCGGGGTCGCCGTAAGCCACGAGGAACTTGAACTTGGAGAGCGGCGGCACCTTTCCGAAAGCCATCTCGGAGAATATCTCGCCCTCTGAGATGGGGTTGTTGAAATACTCGCCCTGCGCTGACTTCTTGGAAATCTTGGCGAGAACACGGTCGATGTGCTCCTCAGAGTTTTTCTCGGGCCATGTGGAGTGTCCGTCCTTGTCGCGGATATTAACGATGTCCCAATGGTCGGCCATTGCTCCTGCGCGTACGACACAGCAGTCCTTGGCGATGATGTTGCCGCAGAAGAGCACCAGTGTAGGCTCAGAGACAGAGCGCGTTGGGTAAAGCGCCTTCTCCCACCAGTCCCATCGTTTCTGTATGATGTCGGGATTGAGCGTGTCCTGGTCTGTGTCGAAGTCATCGACAATCAATACATCCGGGCGTACGGCATCCTTTCTGGAGCCACGTGGTGACTGTCCAGCACCGAGTGCACGGAATGCCACGCCCTGCTTGGTGATGAACTCGTCCTCCGTCCATGAGCCGAGCGACTGCTGCTTTCCGTAGTAGGCGATGATGCGCCCGTTGGCCTCGAGGTTGGCCCGGAACGGGGCGAGCAGGCGGACGGCATTGTCGAAGGAATTGGATGTGAGTATGACATTTCGTTTAAGCCCGGTGAGTGTGAGGAACATGATGCAGAACATGGCACAAGTGGACTTGGCGAGCTCTCGGCTCCATGAGATTACCTCGAACCACTCTGGATTGGAGAGAATGCGTCGTATGGCCCTTTTCTGAAAAGGTGCGAACTCATACTGTGCGAAGTTCGGGAAAAAGAATTTTATCCATTCGAGCGGGCGTGCTTCAAGCCATGCACGGTGCTTCTGTATTTCGGCCTGTGACATGGAGCGATCGACGGGCGTTGCGCGCGCGATGTTGTCCTTGAACTTTTCCCAGTTTTGTAGTGCTATACGGTCAGTCTGTTTCATACGCTGTTAGAGTTTGTCCTTGATGTAAGCGTCGAAAAGCGAGGTTAGCTCCTTTGCCTTGTCGAGGTCGGATGGTCGCATCCACTCGATGACATCAGTGAGCACAGCGATGCGGTCGGCGATGCCCACCTCTTGCTCCATGTTTCGTATTGCTGATGTGAGCTTCACGATAGTGTCAGCCTGCTTAGCATCAGGGTATCGTTGCCCCTCTGGTTTGAGCTGTATTGCGTTGTTGACTTCGGCTACCTGACGATAGAGGTTTTGTACCTGTTCACGCCGTGTGAGCGTGAGTCCGACCTTCTGCTGCTCCCACTTGCCAGCTTTGCTCCAGTTGGAGACCGTGACTCGTGATACGCCGACGCGTTCGGCAATCTCCTGCTGAGTGAGGTTTTCGCGCAGATATAGTGTCTGCGCCCATTCCTTTTTTTGCTTATTAGTTATATCTGCCATATAAATCAGTATTAAAAATCAATGCAAAGTTACCTTGAAAAGGTGCTAATCCGTGGGGGTGAAAAGCATGATGACAAGTTGCGATGTTATGATGCCGCCATAACGTTTCATGATAAATCCGTGGGTATGGAATGAGGTCGGAAAGCCATTAACTTTGCAACCGCAACATGGGCAAACTGCCCGACAAAGAAGGAGACAATGAGCAAATATTTCAATATCAAGAAAGCGGCGAGCGTGAGCACCATCTACATGTATGGTGACATCGGCTACGAGGTGGCGAGCGGGCAGATAGCCTCTGAGCTGGCAGCCTGCGCCGAGGAGAGCGAGCGTATAGACATCCGCATCAACTCTAACGGGGGCGACGTGTTCAGCGGTATAGCCATCTACAACGCCATCCGCCAGAGTGATGCCGACATACGTCTTTACGTGGACGGTGTGGCGGCGAGCATGGCGAGCGTGATAGCGCTGTGCGGCAAGCCAGTGGAGATGAGCCGGTATGCGCGTCTGATGCTTCACAGCGTGAGCGGCGGCTGCTACGGCAACAAGCAAGAGATGGCGAAGTGCATCGCGGAGATAGAGAGTTTGGAGGACAGTCTGGGCGAGATGTACGCCCAACGCATGGGCATGAGCAAAGAAGAAGTGAAAGCCCAATACTTTGACGGTACAGACCACTGGCTGACGGCGCAGGAGGCCCTGCAGATGGGTCTGATAGACGGCATTTATGATGCGGACCCCGTGGCTGAGGACAGCACTCCAGAGGAGATATACACGACATTCAACAACCGGCTCAGGAACGAGCCACAAAAAGCGAACGATATGACATTAGAAGAACTGAAGAAACAGGCGCAGTTTAAGGACTGCAAGAGTGATGAAGAAGTGGTGGCGAGGGCTCAGCACTATGCGACCCTTGCGGGCAAGGCACAGACCTTGGAGGACGAGAACAAAGATCTGAAGGCGAAGCTGAAGGGCTTTGAAGACAAAGCCGAGGCAGATGCAGAGGCTGAGCGCAAGGAACTGTTGGACGCAGCTGAGCAGGACGGCCGCATCAACGCTGAAAGCCGCCCGACCTTCGAGAACATTCTGAAGGGAAACATGGCCGAGGGCAAGAAGGTGCTTTCCGCGCTGACTCCGAAGCGCAAGGTGATGAACGACCTGCACGTGCAGCCCGGCGTGAGCGACGGCCCATGGGAGCAGCGCCAGAAGCAGATCAGGGAAGCGCGCATGAAGCGCCAGTTCAAGTAAAGGACGAGAGAGACAGAAGAACCATAAAAAGGAAAACAAATGGCAATAGTAGTAAAGAACACGAACTACAACGGCGAGGTGCTGGAGCGCATCCTGACCGTTGCGACCACGGGCAACGAGCTTGTGGACAAGGGACTCATCATGGTGATTCCAGGTGTGGAAAAGAAAATCAGCGTGCCACGCCTAAAGGCGGGCAAGATGCTGCAGAAGCGCAAGGAAGACCCTCAGAAGAGCGATGCCCAGGGCGACTTCAATTACAGCGAGCAGACCTTGGAGCCCCACGACTTCATGGCGTTCACGGTGTTTAACCCGAGAGCTTTCGAGCAGATATGGAGAAAGTGGCAGCCTAAGGGCAACCTGGTGTTTGCGGAACTTCCTCCCGAGGCCCAGAACGCACTTCTGGAGGCTCTGTCGAAGCAGGTGCAGTTTGAGCTTGGCAACCTGTTTGTGAACGGCGAGTATGTGAGCGGCGGCACCGACGATCAGCTGATGGACGGCATATTGACGCAAGCAGCCAAGGCAAGCGACGTGATTGTGGTGAACCCTGAGGGCCCCACCTCGATGATAGACCGCTTGTATGCTGTGCGCAACGCCATCCCCAAGGCGATGCGCGAGAACCCGAACCTGCGCATTCTGATGAGCGTTGACGACTTTGACCAGTACGACAAGGAACTGACAGAGCGCGAGCACAAGAACTCTAACGAGAGCGAGGTGAACAGCAAGCGCTTCAAGGGCATCGCCATCGAGACTGTGGCCGCCTGGCCTGACTCGCTCATCATGGCGACGCTGTGCTCGCCCGATGCGGACGGCAACTTCTTCGCTGCGGTGAACCTTCAGGACGACGAGAGCGTAATCCAGATAGACAAGCTGAGCAACCCATCGGAGCTGTACTTCTTCAAGCTGCTGATGAAGGCCGACACGAACGTTGGCTTCGGCGAGGAGATTGTGGTGATGGACTGGCGAAAGACCAAGAAGTTCAATTACGTGCCAGAGGGATAGAAACTGGGAACGGCGGAGTGCGTGGAACCGCCTCCGCCCAGGTAACAAATACAACTAAAATAAAAAAAGATTATGGCAGAGAAAAAGACAGTGAGTGTGAAGGTCGTGGCAAAGTTTCGCGACAAGGAAGACCTGAGCGTGGTGCACGAGGCAGGCGAGGTGCTTGAATTTGAGCTGGATCGTGCCCATGACGTTGTGGACCGCGGTTTAGCAGAGTATGCTGACCCCATCGGTTAGGCTATGGCAAGGATGAAATATCTGGTGCTGCACTGCACAGCCACGCCAGAAGGCCGTGAGGTAAGCTCTAAAGAGATACGCCACTGGCACACTGACCCGGTGAAGAAGGGCGGCAGGGGCTGGAAGCAGGTGGGCTACACCGATTTGTTCCATCTGGACGGAACAGTGGAGCGCCTGGTGAAGAACAACGAGGATGCGGAGGTGGACCCCTGGGAGGTGACGAACGGTGCTGCGGGCTATAACTCGGTGAGCCGCCATGTGGTGTATGCCGGCGGTCTGGCAAAGGACGGCAAGACGGCCAAGGACACGCGCACGGCGGCACAGCTGAAGGCTATGACTGACTACGTGAGGAACTTTCATGAAAGGTTTCCACAGATCAAGATTGTGGGTCACCGTGACCTGCCAGGCGTGACTAAAGCCTGCCCGAGTTTTGACGTGAAGGCATGGTTAGAGAGCATCGGCATCAGGCAGTAAGGAGAGTGTGAAAACAGAGTAAATAACGAATAAAGAGAAAACAAGGATGGCGGACACAGTAATCATGCAAATCCTGCAGTGGGCTATACCCTCGGGCGGCATAGGTGCCGCCATCGCTTGGGTTGCGAACCGCAAGGTGAAGGAGGCCGAGACGGCGAAGAGCGTGCATGACACCTACAAGGTGATGTACGAAGACGTATCGACGCTGCTTGTTGAAACGCAGAAGAAATATGAAGAGACGACAAAGATCACAGAGAAACTGGTGGCTGAAAACAACCTCACGCGCCGTGCTGTCAACCGTCTGTCGCGTGCCATTGAGGCTATTCAGCTATGTCCTCACAGGGCTGCTTGTCCTGTCAGCAGCGAGCTGCAGCTCGACGAGACAGACGGTGAGGTCGGAAAACAAAGTGTCGGCAAGCGCAGTGCGAAAGGACAGCGCAAGCGCCGCGACGAGCGTGATGAAGGCGTGGTGGACGGCACCAGTGAAGGCGGACACGGCATTGCTGGAGATAGCGCTTGACTCCGGTCTGTGGCGACTGCCTGAAGGAGCGAGCTATGCTGCGAGCTCTGGCCGTGCGCATGTGAAGGCGAGTGTGAAGCAGAACGCGGGCGGCAAGCCTCCTACCCTGGTGATAGAGAGCGGCTGCGACAGTTTGGCGCGTCTGTGTGCGTATTATGAGGCGGAGAACGAGCGCCTGAGCGTGAAGAACGCTCATCTTCAGGACAGTGCTCAAACGGCGGTTGAAGAACGTTCGAAAGAGCGAGGGCTGTGGTGGGTGGACTGGTGTGTATTTATTGCAGGCGGAATAGTCTGCACGGTAATAACAATTTTAACAATGAAGATTTATGAACGATTTTATGTACGGCCTGGCGGTCGTTAAGGTAGGCGAAAAAAAGCTTGGCTACATCGAGGAAAACAGCTTCAAGCTGAACGGTGCGAAGGGCGAGGTGACGAAGATTAACGCTGCCCAGAAGCATGGCGGCCCTGTGCTTGTGATTCCGAAGTCGAACGGCACGATTGCCCCGAGCTTTGACTTGATCCAGATGGACTACGAGAACATGGCAGCTCTGATGGGCGGTGTGGTGAAGAAGACGGCGGAGAAAGCGACAGGCTGGGAAGCTCCATCGGACCTGGTGCAGATAACGAGTCCACTGACGATACAGACGGACTCGTCGCACGAGATAAACATCCGGAAGGCTTTCATCTCGGCATACATTGACGGCGACCTGAACTTGGACAGTGTGTCGAAGGTGAAGGTTGAGGTTGAGGTGATGATTCCGGACGACGGTAGTAAGCCTTACAGCATTGATGATGTGGCTGGATAAATAAACACCGAGAGCGATGAAGGACAGCCATATTGAGAAGGAGGCAGCGGAGGCACTTTTGGACGTGGGTGTCTCCGTTCCTTTTAAGGAGTTGCGTCTGCCGTGGCGCAAGGAGGCGATACGTCTGCGTTTCAGGATGGGCCGTCCGCGTCTTGGCGGTCAGATACGTATAGCTCGTCTGTTTGCCGGCATGAACGTGACTCACGCGGAGCTGGAGGCGATGACAGAGTCAGAGCGTCTGGCTTGGCTTGGGGAGCACGGTCGCACTGTGAGCCGGATTGTTGCTCTGACGATATGCAGGGGCAAGTGGAGCGGGCTGCTGCTGTCGGGCGTGGTGGCATGGTTGCTACGCTGGTGGGTGGATGACGTTTGGCTTGAGGCTGCTTTTCGACGTTGGACGCTTCTGCTGGGTACTCGGGGTTTCGAGAGTATTATCGCATTGTCGGCGGCGACGAATCCGCTGAAGCCGACGATAGCGAGCCATTAAAGGAAGGGGAGTTAAGAACTAAGTATGAGGGTTCACATAGCCTCTTCGGTATGCTTTGGCAGGTGGCTCAGGCGACAGGCTGGAGTGTGGACTATATGCTGTGGGGTGTGAACTGGGAGACTCTGGTGCTGATGCTTGCCGATGCTCCGCGGTATGTGAAGGTGAAGGGCAGGGAAGATTCTGTGCCGTCGCGTAAAGTGAAAGGGAAGCGGACCGCTCAGGAGATCCTGGAGTGTTTTCAAACAAGACTGAAGAAATGACATGAAAGCTGTAGAAGTAGAATTATTGATGAAAGGGAACCTTAGCCAGGGCATGTTGGATGCCCAGACTAAGGCTAATTTGCTTGATGAGTCCTTGAAACGAGTCGGCATGACCATTGGCGGTGTGTTCACGGCACAGAAGGCTGTGGAATTTGTGAAAACAATGATCGATGTGCGCCAGGAAGTGGAAAACCTCATCATCTCGTTTGAAACATTGTTAGGCAGCAAGGACAAAGCCACACAGTTCTTCAGCGAATTGAGTGAATATGCCGTGAACACACCGCTTATGCTTAATGATCTTGCAGGAGGAGCGCAGACTATGCTCGCATTCAATATCGAAGCGGAGAAAGTCATACCAACCCTAAAGCAGATTGGTGACATCTCCATGGGCGACCGTGACCGCTTCAACTCGCTTGTACTTGCATTTTCGCAAATGTCGGCTACAGGCAAACTGATGGGACAGGATTTGCTCCAGATGATAAATGCCGGTTTCAATCCACTCGCTACCATATCGGAAAAAACAGGCAAAAGCATAGGGCAACTCAAAGACGAAATGTCCGCAGGTGCTATCAGTTCTGAAATGGTGGCACAGGCATTTGCAGACGCAACCGCAGAGGGTGGCAAATTTCATGGTATGCTGGATAAGCAAAGCAAAGGTTTGAAGGGACAAATCTCAAATTTGGAAGGTGCTATTGACAACATGTTCAATGCCATGGGCGAAAAGAGTGAGGGTATTTTAACTGGTAGCGTTGAAGTGGCTTCAGAACTTGTAAAGAACTATGAAGCGGTAGGAAAAGCCCTTATGTCGCTTGTTGCGGTATATGGCAGTTATAAAACAGCTTTGATTGCAACACTGGCAGTACAGAAGGCTGCTTCTTTTGTTGAAAACATTCGCCTTGTGGCTATGTTCCGTAAAGAATTGGGACTTGCAACAGCTGCACAGCAAGCCTTCAATATAACAGCAAATGCCAATCCTTATGTGTTACTTGCAACTGTTATTTTGTCTGCTGCCGCTGCGCTGGCTATATATTCAAAGAATTGCTCTGCAGCAGCTGACGAGGCTCAACGTGCGGCTGACCGTGAGAAAGAACAGACAGATGCAATCAATGACAAAAAAGAAGCGATTGAAAAATGTATAAGCACCATAACAGATGAAAATCTAGCGGAACTAGACAGACTAGAAGCTCTAGAAAAGCTAAAGAAATTGATGCCGTCAGTATTTGAGAAATACAAGACCGAAAAGGAACTTATCGACAAACTGACGGAGGCACGCCGAGAATATAACGAGGAACTTCGTGAGGAACGTAATCTTAAAGGCGAAGGTAATTTGAAGGCAGACCAACAACGAGTGGCGGATCTGAAGAAATATTTGAAATTGCGCAAGCAGTACTACAAAACCGGTCGCTTGAATATGTCAGATTCTGATTATAATCTCTATCAGAACCTTGACAAGAAATATAATAAAGAAGTGAGGAACGTGCGTGGTACGTTTCAGACATTCAACTCCGCTATAGAATCGTTGATTAAAGCTTCAGAGGGTACGGTGTGGAAAGATGTGCAGCAAGTGCGAACAGATAACCATAACAAGTTTATGGCAAAGTTGAATAGTATGAACGCAGAGACCGCTCAAAAGACTATCAACTTCTACAAAAATTGTATCTCCTCTGCAAACAAGCAAGGAAAGAAACTTGTACAACTTCCAGGAGAGAGTGTTGCAACTAGTGTAGACGAATTGCAAAACCGCATCAAATCGGCCACTGCTCGTATGAAAAGCATACACGAGAATGCCTCTAAAGACTTCATGAAAGATGCAAAAACTGCATGGACTAATGCACAGAATGAAGTAAATAAAGTCATAAAGAATCGCAACAATCGTTCCCTTTATCCTGATGAAGCGTCCTATCTTGCAGCATTACGCAAGGCACGCGATGAAGAAAAGAAGGCAAAGGCAAACTATGAGGCTGCAGGTGGTGACACATCAAAGAAAACAAAAAAGACAAAGAACACTGGTCTTACACCTCAGGAGAAAGCTAATATAAAGGCTGCAGAGCAAGAAGAGAAAGGGCGTCAGGTAGAAGCGGCACAACGTAAACAAGAAGCGTCAGAAAAGCAAACCGCATTTGATTTGAAACAAGCGGAGATTGACGGCTTGCAAGAGGGTTTTGACAAGGAACTTGAAACGATAAATCTCAATTACGATAAACTTATCGAAGCGAACCGTTTGCGCCAGCAAGAATGGGTAGATGAACTTCAGAATATATCAGACCTCTCATTTGAACAGGCTCATCCTAACTGGAAGAAGCAAGGGTTGAAGCGTCCAACTGTTACTATGGATGATTTGAGTGCTGACCAAAAAAACTATCTGAAACAATATACTGAAGCCGCAAACGCATACAAGCAAAATTCCGAAGCAAAGCTCTATCAGAATTTGCTCGCCAAGTACCAAGACTACGAGGAGCAGCGCAAGAGCATCAGCGAGAAGTTTGCTAAGGATCGTGCTCAGATAGAGAAGGCTGTGGACGCAGACGGGCGTCCTATAGGCGAGGATGTGAAGGAGCGTGCGTTGGCAGAGCTGTCGAAGCAGGAGCGTGCTGCGCTGAAGTCTGTGGACGATGCTCAGCTGACGGAGCTTGGCAAGGAGAACAAGGTGCTTGTGGACTTGTTTGCTGACACTTCGGAGAAGAGTGTGGCTGAGGTTCAGAAGATAATAGACCGTATAAAGATGCTGATGGACTATCTGCGTGGGACAAAGGACGCTGAGGGCACGGCTGTGATAAAGGACGGGAACGGAAGGACGGAGCGGAGGATCACGCAGAAGGATATGGCGGGGCTTGGTTTTTCGCCGGCTGAGCTGAAGGCCCTGGAGAAGAGTCCTGAGAAGCTGAAGGCTCTGACGGAGCAGTATGAGAAGCTGAAGAAGGAGGTGCTCGGTAAGAATCCGTTCAGGGCTCTGGCTGATGCGGTTGGGGAGCTGTTCAAGCACGGCGAGGACGGTGAGGAGAAGGGGCTTGAGGCCAAGCTGAAGCGCCTTGGTGAGTCTGCTGCGGCTTCTGCTGAGATGGTTGGCGACCTGGCCGGGAGGTTGAGCGAGATGTTTGAGGCGGCGGGCAACGATGGCATGGCTGAGGCGATGGATGCTGTGCAGGGTGTGATGACGAGTGTGAGCAACATAGGCCGTGGCTTTGCTGAGGGCGGCGTCGTTGGCGGCATAGCTGCTGCCGCGGGCGAGGCTATCGGCTGGGTGACCAAGGCTTTTCAGGCGAGTGCGCGTCATAAGGCTGCTTTGGAGAAGATCATGGAGGAGGTGACGGCTCAGCAGCGTGAGTATAACCTGCTGCTGATGGAGCAGAACCTGGAGCTGGAGAAGGCTCAGACGATATTCGGCACGGACACTTATGGGAAGGCTGCGAACGCTGTGAGGGTGATGAAGGATGCCTATGCCGGGCTGAAGGCGGAGATTGCGGGCACGGCTGAGCAGCAGAAGAAGTTCGGATACACGGAGACTGGCAGTGCCTTCTGGAACAAGATAGTGAACAAGGGCTACTCGGAGCTGAAGGATGCGTACTCGGGTCTGGCAGACATTGAGATAAAGACGGGACACAAGAAGACGGGTCTGTTCGGCTGGGGCAAGGGCAAGGATACGTACAGCAGCATTCTGGATGTTTATCCGGAGCTGATAGACAGTGCGGGGAACTTTAACCGTGAGCTGGCAGAGAGCATCATGAACAGCCGTGAGTTTGCGAAGAATGACAAGGAGGCCCTGCAGTATATCATAGACCTATATGACCAGGCTGAGGAGGCTTGGGAGTCTGTGAAGGACTACTTTGAGGGTGTGTTCGGCGACCTTGGTCAGACTCTGACGGACGCTCTGGTGGACGCCTTCAAGAACGGGACGGATGCGGGCAAGGCTTTTGCGGACTCGCTGACGGGTATGCTGGAGAAGCTGGCTGAGCAGATGATATACACGGTGACGATAGCCCCACTGCTGGAGAAGGCTCAGGAGGAGATGCTGGACGTGATGAAGCGCGAGGACCTGACTGACGAGGAGAAGTTCGGCAACTATGTGCGGATTCTGGACGAGATGACGGACAATGCACTGAGCCAGCAGGGAACCTTCAACGCGCTTCTGGAGAAGTATCGCCAGCTGGCGAAGGATAAGGGCCTGGACTTGTGGCAGGGTGACAGCACGACGCAGACGGGCAAGAGCGGTGCATACACGACGGCCTCGCAGGAGAGCATAACGAAACTGGAGGGTCTGTACACGGCGATGCTGGTGCACGAGACGAACATAGACACGAACGTGGAGAATGTGGCTGGGAGCATGCAGACGGCTCTGGGGCACCTGAAACGTATAGATACGAACACGGGCGAGTGCAGCGAGACGCTGAAACTGATGCGCAAGGACATGCGTGACATGAAGGACGACCTGACCACGCTGCGTAGGGACGGCATTAAAACAAGGTAAGAAAAAAGGAGGAAAGAGCATGGAGATAACGAAAGGCCTGCTGTACATAAACGACAAGGACGCAGCCCAGGAATGGGGCGTGTTCCTGACGGAGAAGAAGGAGGGAGAATGGACTAACTATGAGGCTCTGCTGAAGCCGAGCACGACGAAGGAGCTGACTGTGGTGGACAACCCTGACGCTGACGGGGAAGAGCTACCGGAAGAAATAGAGCTGCACCTTCAGGCGCGTGACGTGGAGCTGTACTTCTGCCTATGGGCTGAGTCGGCGCAGGCGTACTTCGTGAACTACGGCAGGTTCTTCACGATGCTGCGGACGGGCAAGGACGGATGGCTGGAGGTGAGGCTGCCGGAGATAGACCGCACGTTCAGACTGCGGTATCTGGGGGCAACGGAGACGGAGCAACTGACCCCGATAGGCGAAGGCGGCGTGTGCAGCAGGATGCGGCTGAAATTCAGGGAGCCGAAGCCTCTGTACTGAAACGGCGTTTGCAAGGTATTCAAACAACGATAAAACAACGATAAAAAGGACATCAAAGGACATGGAGCTGAAGATATATGACAAACGGAACCGGCTGAGGACAACGCTGGTGCCCGACAGTAGCAGCACTCACCACGAGGAGGTGGGCGGTGACGACTACCTGAGCGTGTCGCTGGACAGCCCGGAGTGCGTGACACTGGAGCTGAACGACTGGACGGTGTGGGAAGGGCGGAAGTTCTGGTGTGTGGAGGCGTACACGCCGAAGCAGACGGGTCGCAGGAAATGGACGTACTCGGTGAAACTGTACGGTGCGGCGAGCCTTATCAAACAGGCTCTGATGCTGAACACTGAGGATTCGCCCGTATTCAGCTACACGGCGACGGCCCGTGAGCATGTGGCCCTGGTGGTGAAGAACCTGAACCGCTGGATGGGCGGCATAACGGACTGGAAGGTGGGCAAGGTGGAGGCTACGGGGAACATCGTGGTGGACTACTCGGAGGGTCTGTACGGGAACGACGCTCTGAAGAAGATAGCCGACGAGGCCGGGACGGAATGGTGGATAGAGGGCATGACGGTGAACGTGTGCCGCTGCGAGAGGGGCGACGAGGTGACGCTGGGCTACGGCAACGGTCTGTTGAGCATAGAGCGTGACTCGGCTGACAACGTGAAGTTCTTCACGAGGCTGTTCCCGATAGGCAGCAGCCGCAACATAGACGCTGAGAAATACGGCAGCAGCCGACTGCTGCTGCCGAGCCGTGCGACGTATGTGGAACGGAACACGGAGCTGGGCATTGTGGAGCACTTCGAGCAGACGGCGTTCCAGGAGATATACCCGCGGCGCACGGGCAAGGTGAGCTCGGTGAGAAAGGAGACGAAAAAGGGCGATGACGGCAAGCCATTCGACATATACTACTTCACGGACGGCGAGATGAACTTCGATCCGAACGAATATGAGATAGGAGGTCTGGTGAAGCGTGTGACGTTCCAGACAGGGCAGTTGGCCGGTCTGGGCAACGACGAGGACGGGGAGCACTACTTTGAGGTGAACTATAACAGTGCGACGCGTGAGTTTGAGCTGATAACGATATGGCCATACGATGACGACACGCAGGTGCCAGGCGGAGTGCTGGAGCCGAAAGCCGGGGACACCTATATACTGTGGAACGTGAGGATGCCGGACGAGTATTACCCGATAGCGGAGGAGGAGTATGCGACGGCGGTGGAAAAATATATGGACGAGCACTGTCTGGACAGAAGCGTGTACAAATGCTCGACGGACTATGTGGCGCTGAAGAAACGCGGCGTTGTGCCGTGCATGGGGCAAAGGGTGCGGCTGGAGAGTGACCGCTTTTTTGCGAGCGGCTACCGTGAGAGCCGCATAACGGTGGTGGACCAGAAGCTGGAGCGCCCGACGGAGGCTGACATCGAGATAAGTGACGTGCTGTCGCAAACGACGCAGAGCCGCATGGCGGACGAGATAGAGAACGTGCGGAGCGAGGTAAAGGCGAACACTGTGGAACTGCCTGACGTGATACGCTCTTGGGACACGACTCTGCCTACGGACAACAATCTGTTTTCGGCAAGAAGGAGCGAGCAGGAATTTCTGAGCAGGAAACGCAACGACCGCACAAAGGGGCGGATAACCTTTGAGCAGGGCGTGGTGTTCGGCGAGGAGGAGAACGGCTTTGTTGACGGCAAGGGCAACGCGGAGCTGCTGACGGCTGTGGTGAAGGAGCTGCTCAGCAGCGGGGACTATAGCGGCGGGGGCTTGACGGACAGGGGCTGGAAACTGGGTATGGATGAGGACCGATTGTCGCACCTGATTGTGGACAAACTGACGGTGCGTCAGGTGATGAACGTGTTTGAGCTGCTGATAAACAAGGTGCGCAGCGTGGGCGGACAGATTTGCGTGAGCGCGGCCAACGGCAAGATAAAGACGGTGCAGGAGCAGGGCGACTACTGGCACATCACCTTCGAGCAGGAGAATACTTTCGTGGCGCACGACCTGATGCGCTGCCAGGTGTTCACCGGCACGTCGCAGAAAGCCTACTGGGTGGAAGTGGCCGGCATCGCGAATGGTGGCATACTTGTGGAGAAATCCGAGTTTGAGACCGCACAGCCCGAAGAGGGCGACGAGTGTGTGCTTATGGGCAACACCGAGACGGCGAACCGCCAGAACCTCGTCCTCATCTCCGCCTCGGAGGACGGCCACCCGAGAGTGGACGTGCTGGACGGAGTGAACGCCAAGAACTTTGACCACGCCCTGCGTGCAAGGCTCGGCAACCTTAACGACATCAAGGACGACCGCTTTCCACTGGATAACCAGCCGAAGGGCAACGGCCTGTATGCCGACAACGTGTATCTGCGCGGCACGTTCCTGCTTTCCACCGGCGAGGACATCAAGACCAAGCTGGAGATAACGGAGGGCAAGGTGCAGAGCGCGATAGACAGCGTGCGGAACGACTTCCTGAGCGAGAAGGGCTATCTGAACAACCCGACGTTTGCTTCGGGACTGGAGAAGTGGAACTCGGAGAATGAGACGGTGTTCTTCCTCGTCGGCAACAGGTGGATATGGGCCAACGGCGCAGCACTATCGAAGAAGGGGGACGGTGCGAGCGTGGTGACAGACATGGGACGCAAGGTGGTGCGGATACGCAACAAGTATATACTGCAGAAACACGGGAACCTGCGCTATGTGCCCACGTTCCCGACCAATGACGAGGGGCAGAAAGAGGCCCTGCCTGTGTATCTGACATTCTTCTACCGCTGTGCCAAGGTCGGCACGCTGAAGGTCCGCTTCGAGAATGTGGACAAGACAGGCTCCGCCAACTTCAACAGCATGGAGATAAGCGAGGAGATTGCGGAGACCGAAGGCTATGTGCAATATACTGGAAACGGCCTGTGGAACGGAACGGGCGACTTCCGTCTGGAGTTTGACGGTGACATCTACATGTATATGCTGGTGCTCAGCACCGACAAGTACGAGGCGCTGACGCACCGCTACCGCACGTTGTTCGAGCAGAGCGAGCGTCTTGTGAAAATCTCCGCTGCCGTGTTCGACAAGGACGAGAACATGCTGGAGGAGACAGGGCTTATCACCACTTCCAAGGTGTCGGGTCTGTACGCCATCGACGGGGACGGTAATCTGAAATCATTTGTCGGAGCGGGTCAGGACGGTGTGAAGATAAAGGCCGCCAACATACAATTGGAGGGAATCGTCACGGCCAACGGCAACTTCAAGATATTGGAAGATGGCAGCATCGAGGCAAAGAACGGCAAGTTCACGGGAGAAATAAACGCATCGAATGGAAATATTGGAAATTTGGTAATATCATCAGACAATCTACACTATGGTAACATTGATGATTGGACAACCGAAGAACAAAAGACATTGATCAGTGCAAGTCAAATAAGATTGCAAAACTACTTGTATGATGAGAACACTGCTAAATGGACTTTCCATCAGTTGTTTTTAGGAGTTAACGCTGACCCAAACGATGATGATGCAGCAACATTTATGTACTTGAACAAAAATATGCAACAAGGAAAAGACATCGCATCTTTGTTCCGTCCTGCTTTTAGGATAGAATCTAAAGTCGCATCCTCACCACGTGTTTCTATATTATCGTCTGGTAGCATCGTAGTTAATGAGGGTGGCGTTCTTCAAGCAGGCAAAATCAAAGATGTATCAGCGGAACTTCCTTTAGTCCAGATATACAGCATAGATTGGATGGACGGACCTTTGCAACTTCTCAAAAACACAAGTGGCTCCAATAGGACAGTATTTTTGGATATAAAAAACGATCTTCTGTATTGGATGTTCGGAAGTAGTACATACGATTACGCCTTTGTACTCACGCTTGTAGGCCATAAATCTAACAATGCAGATATAGATATTGCATCCGGAGGAATCGCACTTATTGGGGCTTCAAAAATTACAATAAAAGCCAATTCCGTTGTAAAGTTACTAATTGTACGCAATGGTAATAGTGCGCCTTATGAGGATAATTTTTACTGTTTATATAATAATAATCTATAACAACGATATGAGCAAGATAGACTTTCAGCATTTCAAAATTTACGCATCCATCAGCCACAAGGCATCGCATACGGTGGACGCAAGAGAGAAATTTGCCGACATGATTTACAACAACGTGAATGGCATCAAGGCGCACGCACTCGCCCTGAAGATATACAATGGCGAGGGTGGTGTTGAATATACCGACGAGGAGGTGAGCCTTATGGGCACGGTGGCAGAACGTCTGTGCGTGCCCGGCTTTATCGACGGGCTTAGAGAACAGTTGAAAAACAATAAAACGACAGAGTGATATGACAGAAGAAGAGAAAAAGGAACTGGTCCAGGATGTGGTGAACCAGATAAAGACTGACAGCCAGAGTGTGGACGAGCTGGAAGCTGTGAGCACGCTGGACGGTGTGGTGAGCCTCCCGGCCATGAGAGGCGAGACGGTGGTGAGCGCCCCGTTGAAACTGCTGTCGAAACCTGCGGAGGATGCAGCAGCTGTCGCCAAGGCTTCTGCTGCTGTGGCTGACGCATCGGCAAAGAAAGCAGATACGGCAACAGCAACAGCGAAGACAGCGGCCCAAACCGCCAACGATGCGGCAGGCAAGGCCACTGATGCCGCCCAGAAGACCAACGCCGCTGTGGCAAAGGCAGAGAGCGTGGAAGCGGAGTACAAGGAAACGGCACTGGCTGCGAGGAACGGCGCGACAGCGCGGTTTGACGGGCAGGTGGAAGGCGTGGAGATACTGCATGTGTCGTATGAGAAAGTGGATGCCGTGGTGTATGACACGGTGAAGAAGGCGTTCTGTGGCGTAGTGGGTCTGAACCGGTACTGCAACAACTGGATGGGCGCTGACATGTACATGAATGATGCGCGCACGGAGGTACTGAAAGACAAAGCGTATGTGTGCGGCGGCGTGGTGTATGTGTGGAGCGATGAGGAAGAGAACCTGGTGGAGATAAGCGGAAGCGGCGGTGGCAACACCTATAACGTGACGGAGCAGGTTCCGCTGGAGAGCGGATACTATACGCTTGAGACCGCCATAGCAGCCGTGGAAGGGAAGGCACGCGCGAAGGGACGCTGCATCACATACGAGACGGCACAGGGCAAATGGGAGACCAAGCAGTTCAAGGGCACGAACATCGAGAGCTGGGAGCAGGCGGCAAGCTGGGAGGACTTCGGCGGCGACGGCACGGTGAAGAGCGTGACGCTGAACGGCAAGAAGCTGGAGCCTGGCGAGGACGGCAACGTTGCTATCACCATCAGCGAGACGGAGGTGGACGAGAGCCTGAACGCAAGCTCGACGAACCCGGTGCAGAACGCTGCCGTGACGGCAAAGCTGATGGAGATAGAGGCGAGCACCGTCTTGGGGATGAATGCCGAAGTGAGTGACGACGGCAGCAGCGTGCGCCTGGCACTGACCAACAAGAGCGGTGCGGAGATAGCGTCTGCGGACATCCCGGCAGGAAGCGGCGGTGGAGGCGGTGACGCTTCGACCACGAAAATCGTGCTGGATGCAGCCGTCAGCAAGACCATCATCAAGGAAGGTGACAGCGCAATGCTGACATGGACGTATGACCACCAGTACAGCAGCGGTGAGGAGAAAGGCACATCCACCGGCCAGAAGGCGACAGTCAGCATCGAGATGAAGAGGGGCGCGACCGTGATGTATGCAGACACGCAGCAGGAGGTGAGCAAGGGCACCTATACCCTGGATCTGACGAAATACCTGCTGCTCGGAACGACAGACATCTATGTGAGGGCTACCACAACCGACCCTACCACCGGCAAGACACAGACGAGACAGAGCTATGTGAGCGTGAAGGCAGTGACCCTTGCGCTGAGCAGCAGCTTCAACATAGCCGAGTGTGTCGCCAAGGGCGGCTACGGCGTGAGCGAGGCGGTGAGCATCCCCTTTGCGGTGAGCGGCAGCGGCGACAAGACCGTGACGCTGTATCTGGACGGACACCAGTGGGACTCGCAGACGGTGAAGAGAAGCGGCACGACGAACGGCAGTTTCTCCTTGTCGATGTCGGGAGTGAGCATAGGGCGGCACACGGTGCAGATCGTCGCAGAGATGGAGGCGAGCGCTGAGCTGACGCTGAAGAGCGAGAGCATCTACTTTGACATTCTGAAGGGTGGGCAGAACGACCCGTATATCGGCACGAAGCTGACCTTCGGCGACGGACGCATCTTTGCGGACGACCATCTGACCCCGACTGTTGAGACCGGCCAGTATGAGCAGGTGAGATTTGACTTTGTGGCGTATGACCCGACAACGACCCCGGCGACCGTGGGAGTGTGGAGAGACGGCATACGGACGCAGACGGTGAGCGTCCCGAGGACGACGCAGGTATATACAAACCGTTTCCTGGTGCAGGGCGACGTGGCGATGGTGCTGAAGTGCGGCACTACGGAATACAAGCTGAACGTGAAGGTGATGGAGAGCGGCATTGACCTGGGCGAGGCGACTGCCGGACTTGTGCTGAAACTGACGGCAGCCGGCAGAAGCAATGCCGAGAGCGAGCCTGCAGAATGGCGTTATAACGACGTTCAAACGGTGTTTGAAGGCTTTGACTGGCAGAGCAACGGCTGGACGGGAGATGCCTTGAAGCTGACGAACGGCGCGAATGTTGAAATCGGGTACAAGCCTTTCGGCAACGACGCGACCACCACGGGCGCAACCTACGAGATGGAGTTGACATGTACGAACGTGACCGACCGCAGGGGTACGGTTGTGGACTGCATGGCCGGCGGCGTGGGCTTCAGACTGACGACGCAGGAGGCTCTGATGCGGACGGGCGCAGGTTCGGAAGTAGGCACTAAGTTCGCAAGCGGTATGACACTGAAGATAGCCTTCGTGGTACAGGAGAAGAAGGCGGCCCGACTGATGACGCTGTATGTGAACGGCATCCTATGCGGTGCGAAGCAGTATGCCTCGACGGATTCGCTGCTCCAGGCAGAACCGACGAACATCAGGATCACGAGCGAGAGCGCGGATGTGGAGGTGCGGAACCTGCGCGTGTATAACCGTGCCTTGGGCGATGATGAGGAACTGGCGAACTATATGGTGGACCGCCCGACGAGCGACGAGATGGTGGTGCTGTTCGAGAAGAACCAGGTGATGGACGACGAGGGCACTGATGTCGATATAGACAAACTGCGTGCGATGGGCAAGAGCGTGATGAGGATCGTGGGTGACGTGAATCTGGTGAACCAGACGAACAACAAGAAGTTTGAGGTTCCGGTGGACATCTACTTCTACTCTGCCTACGGTAAGGAGTATGACTTCATCATCTACCAGTGCGGACTGAGAATACAAGGCACCTCATCGACGACCTACCCGAGAAAGAACTACCGCATCTACTTCAGCCGCTCGACGAAGTACGGCACTAAGCTGTATGTGAACGGTGTGGAGGTCGCAGACTTCAAATATTCGTTCAAGCCAGGTGCAAGGCCGATAGACATATTCTGTCTGAAGGCGGACTTCTCAGATTCTTCATCTACGCACAATACGGGTGCGGTGAGAGTGGTGAACGACATCTGGAAGAGATGCGGCTGGCTGACTCCTCCACAAATGGCCTACAAGGGCAACTATGACGTGAGAATCGGCGTGGACGGTTTCCCGATAGATTTGTTCTACGACAACAACGGCACGGGTGAGAACGTGTATCTTGGCAAGTACAACTTCAACAACGAGAAGAGCGGCAGCGGCATCATCTACGGCTTTGAGGGTATCGAGGGCTTCAATGACGAGGCTGCACTGAAGGGCGGGCGCAACAAGTGTATCTGCCTGGAGTTCCTGAACAACTCGGAGACATTATGTCTGTTTGGTACGAGCAACATGGACACGTTTGACGATGCTCTGGAGTTCCGCTTCAAGGCCGACGACACATGGGCGACGGCGCATGAGGACGACAAGGCGGCAGTGAAGCGCCTTTGGGAGTGGATATACTCGTGCAAGGGCAACCCGACGAAATTTCTGAACGAATATGCGGAATACTTCGGCAACGACTCGCCATTTGCATGGTATCTGATAACGGACTACTTCATGGCTGTGGACAACCGCGCGAAGAACATGATGCTCGTGACGTGGGACGGCAAGATATGGTACTTCATCCCATACGACATGGACACGGTGTTCGGTGAGCGCAACGACTCGGTTCTGAAATACGACTACACGATAACGTGGGAGACGGTGGACGAGAGCATCGGCTCGTATGCGTTTGCAGGACACGACTCCGTATTGTGGGAACTTGTGAGAGGCTGCCCGGACAAACTGAGGGAGGTGGCAGACAAGCTGCGAAGCACGATGTCGCTGGAGTATGTGCTGAAGGTGTTCAATGAGGAGATGATGGGCAACTGGTGTGAGCGCATCTACAACAAGGACGGCATCTACAAGTACATCAAACCGCTGACGGAGGGTGTGACGACGGCAGACGGCACTACGAGTTACTATGACTATCTCTATGCACTCCAGGGCAGCCGATATGCGCACCGCACCTATACCATCCAGAACCGGTTTGCATTGCTGGACAGCCAGTATGTGTGCGGTACATACAGAAAGGACAGTTTTGCGGCCTACTTCGGCTATAAGTTCGGAAGTGACAACCGGAAGATAAGAATCACGGCGAGCGAGCGGTATTTCTTCGGGTACGGCTACACGAGCGGTACTCCGCACGAAAGCGCAGTGCTTGCGGAGGACACGGGAAGCCAGGTGGAGCTGACGCTTGACACAGACCTCATCGTGAATGACCCGCAATACATCTACGGTGCGAGCCGCATCATGGGGCTTGACTTGACGGACGTTAGCCATGCCATACTCCAGACTCTGAACTTGAACAACTGTTCCGCCCTGCGGACGCTTGACGTGAGCTGCGGCCAGACACAGACAACGCTGAACGCATTGCTGGTGAACGGCTGCCGAAATTTGCGTACTCTGAATATGACCGGCTTGAAGTCAGGCAGCTTCACTGGCATAGACTTGAGCAACAACACGAAGCTGGAGACACTGAAGGCAGGCAAGACAGCCCTGACCGGCGTGAACTTCGCACAGGGTGCTCCGCTGACGAGCGTAACGCTCCCGGCAACGTTGCAGACACTGGAACTGCGCTATCTGGGCAAACTGACGACCGGCGGTCTGACGCTGGAGGGCACAAGCAACATCAACAGACTTGTGGTGGACAATTGCCCAGGAGTGGACTGGCAGACGCTGCACGCAAGGTGCGGAAACGTGAAGTATCTGCGTGTGACGGGCATCGACATGGAAGGCGACGGCAGCCTGCTGGCCTCACTGATGCAGACGGGCGGTGTGGACGAGAATGGCGGCAACGTGGATACATGCCGACTGGTGGGCACATACCGACTGACGAGATACAAGGATGACGAGGAGTATGAAGCACTGCAGCAGCACTTCCCGGAACTGAACATCGAGCAGCCGGAATACACGATGCTGGAGAGAGCGGAAACCATTGCCGACGACGCGTGTATCAGCAACCTGGACAACGAGACGGGCTACAAGTACGGCAACGATTACAAGCCGAGCGGCCATGTGGCGGCGATATTGAAGAACCGCCACAGAGTATTGGCGAAGGTGACGAAGAAAGCAACGACCCGGAACGTTACCATCGCCGGTGTTGATACGGTGATGAATAACCTGGACGGCGAAATGACATGCTACCCGCTTGACGATGCTGACAGCAACAAGTATGCGGACGGGAGCCCCGCAAAGCTTGACGGCTCGGAGGGCGACTGGATGATGCTGGAGCCGTTCTACTGGAGTAAGGGTGTGAATGACTATCTGAACGGTAGAAACTATGACTGCTACAGTTTCAGAGACAGAGCCCACATGCCAAGAGTGCCGGAGGCGACAGTGCTGACGCTTGAGGACATCAAGAGAACGCAGGGTGGCTATACAAACGGCAAAAAGGTGATGAGCGGCAGGGACACGATAAACAACGCTTTCAGTAATGACAGCTCGTACTCTGTGTGTATGGTGAGCGTGGAGGGCTACAAGCGTGTACGCTTCCCGAGTGTGCCAGGCACGAATCTTGTGGGCAGCGTATTCGTTGACAAGACAGGTGCGGTGCTGCAGTCCATTGTCGTGTCTACGCTGAGCAACAAGTTCGAGGCTGGCATGTATCTGATAAGCGATGTGCCGGAAGGAGCCGTGGCACTTTACTTCTCTATACTAAACACCGCTGAGTTTGACAAGGTGGTGTTGAGTAACAGCGAGAAGATTGAAGACATGGAGCCTGACTGGGTGCCCAACGACGAGCACCTTTGTGGTGTGGCGGGCAGCTCGGTGGTTGGCACAAAACTGCGTTCCTGCATAACGGGTGGTTCTACGACTGCAAATATGCCATGGACGGACTTCCACTACTATAGCGTGCAGAGAGGTATGCAGCAGATAGACCCGCTGATGCACTGGCGCATCGCAAATCTGAGCTATGCAAAGTATGGGCGAAAGAACATGCAGGAGCAGTGTGGCGCAGGTTCGCACTCGAATACACGCACGACTGGCGGTACGGCATCGAGGGGCATGCAGGACACTGTGGGTTACGAAGAGGCGAAGGGGATTAATCCGAATGTGACGAACAGTCTTGTGGACAATATGGTACATCAATATGCCTGGTATGTGGAGAAAGACGAGTATGGTGCGGCGAAAGTGACGCAGTTAAACAATATCTGCTGCCTGGGCTATGAGGACATCTACGGACACAAGTATGACATGATGGACAGGGTGGACATACCGAACACGAGTGGCAATGTGGGCAAGTGGCGCATCTGGATGCCAGACGGTACGATTATGATGGTGAAGGGTACGACAAATGGTGACTCTTGGATAACGGCAGTGGCTCATGGCAAATGGATGGCCGTTGTGCCAGTTGGTGCCGTGAGCGGATCGAGCAGCACTTACTATTCTGACAAATACTGGTTCAGCTCGGCATCGGGCCGTGTGGTCTTTCGCGGGTGCTACTATGCG